GAACCACCTCAAACTTTTTTCTTCGTAACGACCTTTAGTCAAACTAGATACTGTTATCTTGTCAATAAGATGTATGGAGTTCAGCCTGTTTACTCCATTTTCGATCTATGTTTGCTTTGTTTCGTTGTTATCGCTGTTTTTATTTTCACCTACTTCTATTCTGGGATTTGTTTTCGTACCAGAATTCAAGAAGTTTCGATGAAGTTCTTGCGTCCATTTACGCATTTGCCACAACAGAACCCTGAACACCTTCGTGCTCAGTTCACCTCTTTGGAATTTACTCGTATCAAACCTTCACCTGGTCACACTCATGCGGAGAGCGCACGTGACAGGACCATCGCGTCGACTTTTATTGACCGTTTGGGCCCCTTGGTAGGTAAGATCCCGTATTTTGTACAGAAGTCGCGAACTGATGAACGTAAGAATAGACTTGGTAGTCGCGTTCAATTCTGGTCTAAAGACTTGAATGTTCAAGCTGAGGAGTTTCAACCCCCTGAACACTGTCTTTTAGCTATGGTAGATGTAGATCAATATGTTGACATACCTTCATTCTTGTGTGATAACTTTCGTCCCTTAGTGTTGTACACCTTTCAACCCAGCCAAGTAGCTCGCACTGCTCCTGAATACTCTTATACGTTTAATAAGTATAATCGAGTTGAGTATCGTGTGAATGGCGGAGGTTTGTATGAGCACTTCGTTTGGAATTACAGCCATGATAATGTTATGGTATACAAGTCGTTCTTTGGTATACCTTACAAAGCTGCTACATATGGCATAGATAGACGAATCACTTCCACTGATCATGAACTGATTCTCTTGACCCCTCTCTCCATGTGGTACGGAATATTTGCCCTTTTCGCCCGGGTCCTTCTTTTTGGACGTTCATTGGTGCGACTCAACGTTGTTCACGGCGCTTTCCTTCGGTTGAAAGTTCATGCCATGAGCGGTTTTGTCGTGTCAACCGGAAAAGTTGGCGAGTATGCTCAAGCTACAGTTCCAGTAGAGATTGATGATACGTGTAAGACTATCGCGGAGACTTCTAAATACGATTTTACCTTACCCCAAGCTACGTCTTTAGCTGGTGGCGATAAAACCGCGGGTGCAATTTTGATGCATTGGAATAGATGCTTAGTCGACGGTAATCTCGACGGATCTATGGAATCATCGAAACCCGATGTTGTTTGCCCTGTTTCAGACTCTATTCAGTTGTATCATTTTGACGTTCCGTCATATGATCCTGCGGATAAACCTATTGTTGTTCCCTATATGTCCCCCTTACTTGGTGACTGCTTTGTGCCTGCTAACTCGCTGACGAACATTCAGCATGGAGTGCAAGAGCGCATTGAAAATGTCAAACCTGGTAAGATGGTCATGACCCCTTTTCTTCACCAGGTCATGACGGAATTCGTTGAGTTGTTAATCCCAGAACCTAATGTTATTGATCCTGTAGACATTGATTTCCTTTATAATCAACAGAACAAACCATCACAACGTCGCATTTTGGAG